TTATCATTAGAGGCAACCTACAAGTACAGGGTGTCCAAACAACAATCAATAGTACAACTGTTTCTCTCAATGATCTTAATCTTGTTCTAGCTGATAGTGCATCAAATGCAGCAGCTGCAGACGGAGCAGGTATAACAATCAATGGTGCGGCAGCGACTCTTACATATGCTGCAACTGGTGATAAGTTTGTCTTTAACAAAGCACCTTGGTATAGCTCAAATAGAATTTTAACAACAGCTGATGAAGGTACCGGTAACTCTCTAGATGCTGATACGGTTGATGGTAAACACTTTGACGATATAATTTCAGAAGCAACAGCGCTTGCAATTGCGTTAGGATAAACAAATGGCAAATACATTTAAACTAAAAACATTTGATGGATCAAGTACCGGAGCAAATACTGCAATGACAGTATACACTGTTCCTTCTGCAACCACAACAATCATACTTGGCTTGACTCTATCTAACATTACCAACTCTACAGTATATGCTACTGTATTGATAGAGAACAACGATGGTGACAATATTAACTTTTTAAAGGATATTCCCATCCCAACAGGTTCTGCTGTAGAGGTTATGTCTGGAAATAAGATTGTATTAGAAACTTCTGATATATTAAAGACTAAATCAGGTACAGCTAATTCAATAGACACAGCATTGAGTGTTATGGAGCAAACTTAATGGCATACATTGGTAACTCACCAGAGAATATACAGCGAGGGAAGAGATTCATATATGAGTTCAAAGCCACAGCTGGACAGACTGCATTTAGTGGAGCCGATCTAAACAATCAAACATTAGATCTGTTAGAAGAAAATGAGATGGGTGTATATCTAAACGGTGTGCGGCTCGCTGATTCTGACGACTATAATGTATCTGGTGACACACTGACATTGATCAGTGCAGCAAGTCTAAATGACCAGTTGACTGTTGAGACTCAGGCTGAGATTGCTAATATCTCTTCTTATACAAGATCTGAAACAGATGCTCGATATATCAACTATGATGGTGACATTATTAACGGTACTCTTCAAATAGCTGGTTCAGGTAATAATATTGAGCTTGGTGATAGTAACAAAGTCATATTCGGTGCTGGGTCTGACCTACAGATTTACCATACAGGTACAAACAGTCAAATTATAGATGCGGGATCTGGTGACTTATATATCGGTGCAGATTCTCAATTAGGATTTTTAAATGCGGCTCTTACAGAGTGGAAAATAAAAGCCGATACCGATGGCGCAGTAAAACTTTACTACGACAACTCTCAAAGACTAGCTACAATATCAACAGGTGTTGACGTAACTGGCACATTGACTGCTGATGGGCTGACTGTGGATGGGACAGAGGGAAGTATTAACTTTGGTACAGGCTCAGGTATAACAGTAGATACGGGCACAGTCGGTGCTAATCCTAGGCTGTATTTTGACCACGACAACTTAACAGGTGGATTATATTTTATTGAGGCTGATCGTGGTAATCAAGCGATGGAGTTTGCTACATCTAGTAGAAACAGAATGGGTATAGCTTCTAACGGCGACATCAGCTTCTACGAGGACACAGGCACCACGGCAAAGTTCTATTGGGATGCGAGTGAAGAACGGCTTGGTATTGGTACGTCGAGTCCAACCGCAAATTTAAACGTTGTTGGCGCAGCAGCTGATCCTGGTATTTCTATTAAATCTGGTGGCAATGGTGGTGTAGATCCATTTAAAGTAACTTGGTCCGGTGGCGCTGAAGGCGACATGTTTATTGTTGACGATAATGGTAATGTTGGTATTGGTACGGCTGCTCCTAATACAAGATTAACAGTAGGAGATGGTAGTGGCACAGAAGTTTTAACTATCTTAGCAGGCACAACTGGAGAAAGCCAATTAAGATTTGCAGATGGGACTAGTGGATCAGCCGCATATCAAGGTAGAGTAGAATATGAACATACAAACAATATATTAAGACTAGGCGCAGGCGGCGGTACAGATGTTGCTATTGATGCAAGTGGTAATATGGATCTCACTAGAGATGGTGCTAACTTAAAATTGTATTACAACAATGCAGGTCAATATAGTGCTAACTTAGGTTGGAGGCATCTTCAACTTGGAAATAACGGAGCAAATTATCTTGTAGCAGGTAACACATCTACAGGCGGGGATTTGTATTTTGTTGTAAACAATACAACTGATCTTTCTACTAATAATGGCTCAGCTCATAATGGAACTGTAGCTATGCATATTGACTCGTCAGGCAACGTGTTGGTGGGTAAGAGTGTTACTACATTTAACACAGCAGGTTCAAGAGTATCTCAAACCGATGGCGCACACATTACAAGAAGTGGTGGTGCATCTTTAAATCTTAATCGCCTTAGTTCTAACGGTGATATTCTTGGCTTCTACAAAGACGGCGGAACTGTAGGTAATCTGGGAGTAGCAGATGGTGACAACATATACATTGCTTCTGACGATACCAATGATGTTGGGCTAAAATTTAACGGCGACGGTAATCGCATAACGCCTTGCAACGCTTTGGGAGCTGACAGAGGGAGTGCCATTGATTTAGGTGAAGCTAGCAGTGGGCTATTCAAAGACCTTTACCTGTCAGGTGGTATTCAGTTTGATGCACGATCTAATAAGTTAGACGATTATGAAGAGGGGAATTGGACTCCTTCTATAAAAGTTGAAAATGCAGGTGCTGCTGGTATTACAGTAAACCATGCAAGTTACACTAAGATAGGAAGGCTTGTATCCTTAGTTTTTCAGGTAACCATTAATAGCGTTACAGGAACAAATTCTAGTAGAGCGATTCAGTTAGAAGGTATGCCCTTCACTATAAACACAGCAAGCGGAGGTGGGCCTAATATTGGTTATACTAATTTAACAAATAGTATGTCGGGAAACCTAGCATTACAAGGACGACTTAATAATAGGTATAGGATTGTAAATCTCACTGGTGCTACAGGTGAAAACGCTTCAGATCATATACAAGCCACCACCGTTCTTAGAGGACAGTTCACTTATCATACAGACCAATAACCTACTGTAGAGTAAGTATTATAAATAACTAAAATAAGCCAATCAGGGGAGAGTGAACCGAATGGCAAACTACATAGGTAACGCACCAGTTAGCGGTGAGTTCAAACATTTAGATTCGATTGCTTCTCAGTTTAATGGAAGCACAACAACATTCTCATTATTGTTTAATGGAGTATCTCAATCTGTTGGTGATGCATCGCAGCTTATTGTTTCTTTAAATGGTGTCGTTCAGGAACCTCTTACAGCATACACTCTCGGTACTGGTGGTTCAACAGCTATATTCTCATCGGCTCCAGCAAGTGGTAGCACATGTTTTATTGTTAAGCTAGGTGGAGTTGGTGGTACCACTACTCCTTCTGATAATTCAGTAACAACAGCAAAGATTGCTCCTGGTGCAGTGACAAGTGCAAAGCTAGACACTAACATTGCAGTATCAGGCACTACTAATATTGGTAGCTATGTTGGGTCAGTAGTTAATTCACCTTTGGATATCAAAGCAGATACAAGTCACTTTGGATTGTCTATTGAAGAAAATAGCGGAACAGAAACATGGCAATTAGGTGTTGATGTAGACGGTGACTTAAATTTTCACAATTCTGGAAGTGCTACCCCAAGCGTTACATTTAATGATGCTGGTAACGTCGGTATTGGAACTACGAGTCCTAATACGACATTAACTCTTAGCGATGGTACTGATGAATTTGATTTCGGCGTAACTGCAAATCTTCTAATGATAAAATCTGTTACATCAGATGGATCTGACGATCATAGAATTATTATTGATGCTGGTAACGGAGGCCTGTCTTCTACTCGAGGTGCATATGTAGCTTTATCTGGTAACGAAGCAAGCACTAATCCAGGTCAAGCCGTCTATCAAATGGGTAATGTTACAGGTTCTTCTCACTTGTTTAGAAGAGCGGGCGGGCATGATGCTGTTATTATCAACTCATCAGGTAACGTTGGTATTGGTACAATAACTCCAGATGCACCTTTAACTCTTATTAATAGTGTTACAGATGCTTATACTCCTAGTTCGTTTAATAATAAACCTTCTATAACTATTAAGAGTCAGGACGGTACTAATAATTATAGTGGAATACGTTTTACTAATACTACAGGTGGCTACGAGTTTATGTTTGGTTCTGTCCAAACTGCTACCAGCAATGATTATGCAGATATGGTTCTTCAAGGTTATGACTGGGGAGCAACAACATATAAAGAATATTTAAGAGTTAAAAATAACGGTAATGTTGGTATTGGTACGAGTTCTCCAAATCAATGGGCAAGCTATACAGATAATGCCGCAACTGTTTTACAAGTAAAAGATTCAAGCCAAAGAGCAAGAATAGTTATTAATGGCGGAGATGGAGCTCATTTAGATTTAGTTGATTATGCGGGTGCTTCAAATGATAAGCATATGAATATGGCTGTTGATGGTGGCATTCTCAAGTTTGGCTCTTTAAATGATGCAGGCAATGCCTTTGTAAAAAATAATATCATGGTTATGGACCTTGGTTCAGGCAACGTTGGTATTGGTACAGCGAGTCCTGCAGACAAGATGCATATTTACAATAGTTCAGGAACTACTGTATACAGAGCAGATGTAAATGCAAACAGTACAGTTGGATTTGAAATTAATAAAACAGGATCAACCACACAGTCTTGGAAAATTGCAGACGGTATCACGCACAATGGAGCATTACAATTTTATGATGCCACAAACAGTGCAGTGAGAATGCATCTTAAAAGTGATGGCTTACTTGGTATTGGCACAACTAGTCCATTGGGTACTCTACATCTACACAGTGCAGACACTGCACTAAGACTAACAAGTAGTCAAGGATCAAACACTCCCCTTGCTCAGTTACAATATTCGGGAAGTGGTGGGTATTTCTTGAGATTGGGCGATAGTTCTAACAATGAAGATGTTATGATTCGTACTTATGGTAATAGTCACTTCAACGGCGGTAACGTTGGTATTGGTACAACAAGTCCAAGTGCTCCGATAGATGTTGTCACCAGTAGTGTTACTTATGCGGCTGAATTTACACAGTCAAATACCTCAAATGGAGATGGTGTGTTTATTTCCGTAGGTAGTACAGCGGCGGCAGACTATGCTTTAACAGTAAGATCAGATGCTGGTAACACTTCTGTGTTGGCGGCTAAAGCAGATGGTAAAGTTGGTATTGGAGTTTTTAGTCCTTTTGCTGATCTAACTGTTGGAACAAGCACAGCATTTGATAATGGTGATAATTATATTTCAGCTGTTTTCCAACCAGCCATAATTGGCGGTGAATCAGCGGGTATGTTATTCGGACATTATCCTGCTAGTGGTTACGCCAAACAAGGAATATTTTGGGAAAGATATACAGGTTCATCTGGATCAGGTGGTAGAGGCAAACTACACTTTGTAAACAGAGATGCAACAGATACTAGTGTTCCGACAATTGCTGATACTAGAATGACAATAGATGAAGCTGGTAGCGTGTTGGTCGGCAAAACAAGCACTAATAGTGATACTGTAGGGGTAGAAGCTCTTCCAGCTGGTCAAGTTTATATAACTGCAAACAACACTTTGCCATTCTATATAAACAGAAAAGGAACAAGCGGTAATAATGAGTTTGCACGTTTTTCAGATGATGGAGCTACACGTGGCACTATTGCAAGTTCGTTTCAAGAAGAGTTAACAATCTCAGCCTCTGGAACTAACTCATCTGGTATTTTGTTTTCACAATCCAACCAAGTACGCCCTATGAAAAATGGATCCACTTCTTCTGGAACTCAAGACCTTGGCGCAGGCAACGGCAGATGGAAAGACATCTACCTATCAGGTGGTATTGACTTTGGTAACGCTGCTAGCACTGATACCGGTGGTGAAAGCAATCTGTTAGATGACTACGAAACTGGTACGTGGACGCCAAAATTAAAAGACCTCAACGGAAATGAGGCATCTGCTTATCAGACTGGATATCCTAAAGGAACTTATGTTAAAATAGGTAGTCACGTTTGGGTTAACTTCTCAATCAGAATTACTAATAAAGGCTCAATGACAGGAAATTATGTTCATATAGCAAACCTACCATTTAACAAAGATAGTACTACTGAAGGTCGTGGAACTGGTACTATAGACTACTATAGTGGGTTAGCGGCAACTAAATCATATTTAGCGTTGGATACTTCTTCAACAGTCAGTGTTTTTTGGCTGGTCGGAGGAACTAACGCTACTGGTTCTCATTATGTAACAACAGCCCACTTAAATAACACTTGTATGTTTAAAGGTGGCGGTAACTACAGAGCAACATAATAACTTACCCCTAATGGACTTAGGGTAGTCAGGTGGCAGTAACGCCACGATAAACAAAGGAGGCCATTATGGCACTAACAGAAGAAACAGTACAAGACAAAATTGAAATTGTTGGAGATTTCAAAATGGTTCAGGTAAGAACCGCAACGGTTATTAAACGTGATGGAGAAGAAATCAGTAGAAGTTTTCATCGTCATGTTGTAGCACCAGATGATGATATCACAGGTGAGTCTACAGAAGTACAAGCAATTTGTAATGCAGTACATACTCAAACAATCAAGGATGCTTATGCTGCTCATGTAGCAGCTCAGACACCAGAGGAATAATTAAATGGTAACTAAGGCAAGACAATTAGCAGAATTCATTGCAAACGCTGACGTAGACTCAGACGAAATTGCAACTGGAGCAGTATCGGCTTCTAAGCTAGCTGCTACTCTTGACTTGTCTAGTAAGACATTGACTTTCGCTGCAAATCAAATATCAGGTAACTCTGTTGATGGTGGAGTTATTAGTAACTTTGCATCTACTGGTATTGATGATAATGCATCAAGTACTGCAGTAACTATTTTGAGTAGCGGTAACGTTGGTGTTGGTACAGCTAGTCCAGCGCATAGATTTCATATCAATCAACCTGGGAACAGTCCACAATTACGAATTAGTGGTAATGCTAATTGGGATTTTTATTCGTATAACGACAATAATTTTTACATTAATAATTCCGCTGGAACGGTTCTAGGATTTCTGGCTAACAAAGACGCTTATTTTGGTAAAAATTTAAGTATTGGTGATAGTGTATTAAGCACATACCATATTCATTACCCAGCAGTTGACATTGGATCTAGTGCTAGTGTACAAGGTTATAATGGTAACAATGGCGTTTGGCTGCAAAGCAACTTATTTATGAACACTAACGGCCATTGGACATCAAAAAGTAATGATTACTCAGCAATGTTAGAGTTGTATGATGGTAATTTTAACTTTTACAATACAGCTAGTGGCACTGGGACTAGAACGCTTTTAACACCAATGACTATTCGTCAGAATGGTAATGTTGGTATTGGTACTTCATCCCCTTCTTTTGATTTACAGCTTAATAAATCATCTACTCCTACTTTTAGAATTGAAGAAACAACTAATACTGTTAGACTAGATTTGAGATCCAACTCAGATCACACTTTAATTAGAACCACCTCTAACCATGATATGAGATTTAATACAAATCAAGTTGATAGAATGACTATAAAAAATGATGGCAAAGTTGGTATTGGCACAACTAGTCCAGACTCATTGTTACATTTACAAAAAACTAGAGGTACAATCTCAGATGGGTCAAATGACACAGGTGCTGTAATTAAATTACACACAGAGGCTCAGTGGGAAAGCGGATACGGTAATAATTCTAGCGATGCAACTAATGATTATCTTGGTAGTATTGAGTTTTCTACTGGTGATAGTTCAACTGGTGAAGGTGTAAGAGCGGCTATTAGAGGAACAGTAGACAGTTACTACAATCAAAACAGCATTGTGTTTGAAACTTGTGATCATGGAGATACTACATTAGACGAACGTGTGAGAATTCTTCATAATGGTAATGTTGGTATTGGTACAGCTAATCCAGGTTATAAACTTGAAGTTGCTGGAACAGCACATGTAACTAATACACTGTCCGCTAATGCTATATCTATTCCAAGTCAAGGTATGATATTTAATCAGGCTTTTGGTACAGGTGTTCCATCCATTACAATGACTGGTACTGCAAACAATGGCAGAGCCGGAGCAATAAACTTTAAAGAATCTGACGGCTCTGGTGGTGCTATTGCAAACACAGCGGCAATATATTCTACTGATGGAGCAGGCGGTAATGCAAGTTACGGTGGGTTAACTATAGCAGCTTACCAAAGTGATATTAGATTTTCTACAGGATCGTTAGCTGGCACAAAGATGATCGTTCAAGCGGGCGGCAACGTTGGTATTGGTATACAGTCGCCTATGTCACAATTACATGTAAATAAAGATGTTACTGGCCATAATACTAATGGCATTACTATCGGTAAAGTAGAAGCTAATGGTTGGATAGATATAAACGAAGAAATGGGCAGGCTATCTTGGTCTGCTAGTTATGGTTCTTCATATACCCCAGGTATAGGTGCTTATATTTCTGCTAAAGCAGATGCTAATTGGGATGGTAATGAAACTCCTACAAGACTAGGGTTCTTTACAGCTCCTGTAAACTCACTTACTCCAGTTGAAAGATTAAGAATTACCTCTAATGGAAGTGTCAAAGTTAAGAATGCTGCCGATGATGCATCTCAATTTATTTTTAATGATGGTTGGAGCGCCGAAGCGAGAAATATTAGAGTTTGGGCTGAAGAAGAAGCATCTGGAGGTACTGGTCGCTGGTTCAGTTTCTTAGGAACTAACGTATCTAAAGATGGTGACGGAACATATACCAAGCTATCTGATGATGCCGCGGCCAACTGGGGCAATATTGCAGGTATGTTATTTACCGGAGCAAATACTGCTGGACAAAATGCAATTGATTTTATAGTTGATTTGCCATCTGCTCATGGTGGCGGTTTAAACGTAGGAATGTCCGGAAGTAATTTATATAATAAATCAGCAATGAGTATAACAGCTGATGGCAAAGTTGGTATTGGGACTTCGAGTCCTGGACAAAAACTTACTGTAGCAGGTGGTATAGAGTCTACAAGTGGGCAAGGTAGTGTTTCTTTTTATTCTACAACCGCAGGTAGCTACAATCAGCAAAATGGTACAGGAGGCACTGCATGGGCATATGGTTCAACAGGAGGAAGTAGTGCACCTAATACTGCGGCTAGCACAACGTTTGGATTCCATCATTGGAATGGTTCAGCATGGAGCAATCCTTTGTCTCTTACTCAAGGTGGGCAACTATTAGCTAGTGCTGCTGGTAAATATACTGGGCTGAACAGTAATGCTTGGGTAACATTTGGTAGATTATATGGTGCTCAGAGTACACCGCTTAATATAAAAGTTATTGTTGGACACAACTCTAATGGAGGTTACAACGAGTTTACCAATGATACTTATGCTTATAACATTGCTGCAGGAACAGTAGTAACAATTGGTAATACAACTGGCAGTTACACTTGTCAGATTCGTAAGGTAAAAAGAATTGGCGGGCAAAACGGAATACCAGGTGCGCATTACAATGGTGGTGATGGTGGTTGGGAATATCAAGTTGCTAGAAACCAAGCATATGGTATGAGTGTAGGATTACATGTTATGGGTGTAACAACTGGCTGGACTTGGACAATTTAGGAAAAATAAATGACACATATAAATTTCGCAGAAATAGCAAATAAAGCATTTGTAAATATTTTAGGTACTCCTGGCACTGTGATAGACGGAGTGGTATATTCCACTGATTCAGATGGAAATAATGTTGCCCGTGCAGATGTTCCGGAACAAACAATCAAAGATGAAATGGATAGAGTGCGTATAGAAGAGCAGTATAAGTCAGAACGAGCTAATATGTATCCTGACATTCATGAACAACTTGACCAATTATGGCATGCAATGGATAATGATGAAACTAAAAGATTAGAGCCTTTTTACTCTTCAATTAAAAACGTAAAAGATACATTCCCTAAAGATGGATCAAACAATACACCTTTAGAGATATTAGAGGAATAATAAATGGCAACTACTAAAATACAATCCGGTGCTTTTCCTGCAGATGTTATTAATACAGCATCTATAGATGACTTAGCAATTACTCATGCTAAACTGCATACTACAATGGATCTGAGTAGCAAGACTGTCACGTTGCCTACGCTAAGTGCATTAAATACAACAGGTAATGTTGGTATTGGTATAGGTAGCCCTGGCACTAAATTACAAGTTGCTGGAACACAAAATACACCTAGCGGTACAAGTAAAGGTATGTTACTTGTAAGAGCAGATGGTTCTACCCATGGACTACAAATGGGCGTAACAGGTTCAGCGCCATGGGGTAGTTGGATTCAAGCACAAGATAATAATATTTCGTCACCGTATCCATTAACACTTCAACCAGGGGGTGGTAACATTGGTATTGGCACAACTAGTCCTGCGGCTAAATTGGATGTAGTTGGTGGTCACATACGATTAGACGCAGGAATGTCTCTACAGTGGAGCGATTCTCATGAAAGAATAGAACAATCAGACGGTCATTTAGAATTTTTCGTGAACAACGGCGAAATAATGACGCTTGATACACATGGGTTAGGTATCGGAACAACTCAAGCGTTTGCTAGATCTCATATCAAAAACACTGGTTGGTCATCTGGGGCACCTTACGGAACAGTGCAGCTAATTGAAGGAAATAATGTAAATGATAATAATTGGGGTCATTTAGTTATTACTGATACAACTACCAGTAATGGTAACGGTGGGTCTATAAGATTTGCGACAGGTGCAGCGAATGCTCTTAATCCCTTTTCTGGAATTCAAGGAACATCAGAAGGTGCAGCTTATGGAGGATTAGCGTTTTATACAAGACCTCAAAGCGGTACTGCCACAGAGCGCATGAAAATTGACTCTGGGGGACATACATCTTTTACCCTTGGCACTAATGCGATGGGTACTTTTGGTGATAACATTGGTGAAGTAGGCAGTGGTACCTTTACTTTACAAGTAAGTAACTCTGCTGGTTCAGCTTTAAAGCCACTTGGGTTTAGAGCAGAAGACATACGTTTTGCTACAGGTTCTTCAGAACGTATGCGCATCAACAGCAGCGGTGGTGTAAAAATAGGAGACAATGGGTCAAACCCAACAGATACTGACGCAGACAATTTAATTGTAGCAAACGCATCAGGCGCAGCGGGTATTCAGATTACTTCATCTAGCAGTTCGGTTGGCAAGTTTGTATTTGGTGACGCTGACAGTGCACGATCTGGTATGATTTATTATAGTCATATTAGTAACTTTATGCGTTTTGATACAGTTGCGACTGAACGCATGCGTATCGACTCGTCAGGCCGGGTTGGTATTGCTACTGGGGGTACAGTAAATACTAATGCACATGCTAATGCTGATGATCTTGTAATAGGAAATACATCTAATAGAACAGGTATGACTATTGTAAGTGATCCTGCTCAAAATGGTAACATACATTTTAGTGACGGTACTTCAACTGGTAATGCTAATATCAAAGGTCAACTTTCATACGAACACAGTGACAATAGTTTCAGATTTTATGCTAATTCCACTACAGAGGTTCTCAGATTAACTTCTAGTGGAGGTACAGTATTTAATAATGGACAAGATATAAATCAAAACTTTACTGTTAAAGCTAGTGGTAATGCCAATGCTTTATTTATTGATGGTAATGGCGGGCAGGTTACTATTGGTGGCGGAAGTTTACAGCTTACCGGCGGTGGCGTTATAAGCTCTAACGGCACATCTGATACGTTAGTGCTTTCCGGTTCTAATGCAGAGCATGTTGGTGCGGGCATTACCTTACACGGTAACGCACATAGTAACGCTAGTCAAACATGGTTTAAAGCTGGCTCTACAACTGTTATGAAAATTGCAGGCGGTAATGTTGGTCTTGGTACAGGCGGAACACCTAGTGATAAACTTGTTGTCGTAGCAGGAGGCACCGGTATACTCGTAGCTAGGCATTGGAGTGGCACGGCCACATCAGGTCAGGGCTTAGGAGAAATTGGTTTCAAGGGATATGCAGATGGAAATAGTACTTTAGCATCTGATGCTAAAATTACAGGTGTTGCAGATGGAGCTCATAGTGGAAGCAGTGCACCAGCTAGATTAGAATTTTATGTAAAGCATCCATCAACAGGACCTGGTAGTGCTCCAACAAGACGTATGCAATTAAGCTCTTATGGAGAACTGTTACTTGAAGATGGTGCCAACAATTGGGCAAGTTTTTATATGAATGAACAAGCTGGTATTAGATACCATGTAAAACGTTTTTATACTGGCTCATCCGGTGTTACTGAAAATGTAATGAGAGTAAAGAGACATTATTGGGGAAGTGGTTTCTATAAAATTTCTGTCAAGCAACAATATTATTCAACTGTCTCAGAACAAGATTTTTATATAAACGGACATGGTAGAAATGATGGAAGTTATAGCCCTAGCTATTCATTGACCTATAAGGATATTCATAACGGTTCAAGTGGCAGAATTAATCTTACGTCACCAGTTGCCTCTTCGCCAGGCAATTCAGCGGCAAATTATGTCGATGCGCGAATATCTATTCCTGCTTATACTCACTGGATAGTAGTAATTGAAGCAGGTGGTATGGCTGGTTATAGTCAGAGTGTTTCGAGCATGAGCGGGAATGATATGTATGCATTACACTAACAAAGAGGAAAACAATGACTAATAGAATTGCTGGAAGAGCATACGAATTTGAATATAATCCAACATGGTTATATCGTCCAATAGTAGTAGACGGAACAACTTATGACTATGATCCAGGCATAATGGTACCTGTGCCAGAAGATCATGAAGATCATGGAAGAACAGTTCAACAAATTGTGGGTAGTGATGTTATTACTGATGACATGATTATAGAACATAGAGAACTGGACACATGGGAGCAAATTCGACATCATAGAAACAAATTATTGGTAGAGTGTGATTGGACACAAGGTGCAGATGTTCCTGACAATATCAAAGATTCATGGGCAACTTATAGAACTGCACTTAGAGATATTACAACTGCTTCATCAACAGCAGATGTAGTGTGGCCAACTAAGCCAGAATAAGTCTTATAAATAGTACTGAACTAACAGGAATAAACAATGGCAAATCCAACCTCAAGAGCTACACTTATAGAATATTGTCTTCGTAGACTTGGCGATCCTGTGATCGAGATCAACGTTGATCCTGATCAGCAGGAAGACCGTGTGGACGAAGCCATTCAATACTATCAAGAGTTTCATTCAGATGCAACATTAAGAACCTTTCTAAAGCATGAAGTTACATCAACGGATGTAAATAATGAATATATAAGTCTTAGCTCAAATGTACAATTTGTATCTAAGATGTTCAAAGTTCACGGTGATGCAATGTCAAGAAACTTCTTTGACATTAAGTACCAACTACATCTAAATGATATTGCTAACATGCATTCATACATAGGTGATCTTGCATATTATGAGCAGATGCAACAGTATTTGTCTTTACTTGATATGAGACTAAACGGATCTCCTCAGGTAACTTTTGCTCGTAAACAAAACAGACTCTATATTCATGGAGAGTTTCAAGATGGGGATCTCAAAGCAGGTGACTATATTGTAGCAGAAATCTTTGAGAAAATTGATGCTAACACTCACACTGCAATCTATAATGATATGTGGTTAAAGGAATATACAACCGCTCTTCTCAAACAGCAATGGGGCCAAAACCTTATGAAGTTTGAAGGAATGCAGCTACCAGGTGGTGTTATGCTAAATGGTAGACAGCTTTATGATGACGCAACATCTGATATTGATCGTCTAAGAGAATCTATTAGACTTGAACATGAGATGCCCGCAGACTTCTTTATAGGATAAATCATGGCTACTAATCCATACTTTAGTCAAAATGTAAGATCAGAGCAAGGTCTCTTTGAAGATATTGTAATAGAGTCTTTAAAATTATATGGGCAGGATATATATTATCTGCCAAGAGACATTGTGAATGAAGATAGAATCTTAGGAGATGATGTTCCTTCTAGATTTAATTCATCCTATAAAATAGAAATGTGGATTGAGAACGTAGATGGGTTTGACGGGGAAGGTGACTTATTCACTAAGTTTGGAGTTGAGATAAGAGACCAAGCTACGTTTGTAGTTTCACGTCGTAGATGGAATCAAACTATTTTAAGACATGACAATGAAATCACAGTAAAGAGACCTGCAGAAGGAGATCTGCTTTATATTCCTTTCTCTCAAAAGCTATTTCAAATCACTCATGTAGAACATGAGCAGCCTTTCTATCAATTACAGAATCTTCCGACATTTAAGTTACGTTGTGAGCTATTTGAATATAACGACGAAGACTTTGATACAAATGTAGAAGTTATAGATGATATTCAGAATGATTATGCCTATGCTTATAATCTAACAATGAATACTACAAAAACTACAGCAACAGCTACTGCTACTTTATCAGGTGGTAATGTATCAAGTATTAATTTAACTGCTGCAGGATTGGGATATACAACCGCTCCTGCTGTAACAGTTTCAGGAGATGCTACTGCTGTAGCGGTGTTAGATGGTACGGGTACTATTGCTAGTATTACTGTAACATCTGCAGGTGGGTCTTATACATCTGTTCCTACAGTCACTATAGGGGCTCCTACAGAAGTAGAGTACTCTATAGGTAAAATGGTAGATCAAACTCTATCAGATGGAACTATCCTATCAGGTGAAGTTGCAGAGTTCAACCAAGATACCAAAGTTTTAAAATTAATTAGCTTTGGTGCAAACGATGGTAAGTTCCATCTGCCTATTACAGGTAGAGTAATTATTGATAGAACCACATCTAAAGGAGCAGTTGTATCTGCAGTTAGTGAAGATATTCAATCCTCAGCTAACGAACAAAATAATTATTTTGATACATTAACTGACTTCTTAGATTTCAGTGAATCAAATCCTTTTGGAGATCCTAGCTAATGTTTGGTAACTACTACTATCATGAACGTATAAGAAGATCTGTTGCAATCTTTGGCAAGATGTTTAATGACATATATGTGTTGAGAAAAGACTCTAGTGGAAATATAATTAGCACTGTCAAGGCTCCTCTTGCGTATGCTCCAAAGCAAAAATACTTAGATAGAATAAGAGAACAAGATGACTTACAAACAGGACAGAGAGTAGCTCTTAAGC